AGCTCCGCCGCGCGCTCCAGCACCTGCACGCTCGCCACCGTGGTATCGAGCGACTGCGCCAGCTTGGCCTGCGCATCCACCGTCTGCAGCCCGTTGCGCACCAGCGCCACGCCGGCCGCGGCGACAGCAGCAGTCGCGGCCGCCGCCGCAACCCGCGCGCGGCGCGCAAACGCCGCCATGCGCCTGTTGGCCGCGTCCATCTCGCGCGACAGACGCTGCATGCCTTTCGTGCCGGATTTGCCCACCCCCTCGAGCTCGGCGCGCACCTGGCGCCCGCCCGTGGCCGACAGGCGCACCGAGACTTGTTTTGTGGCCATCAGAACAGCGCCCTTGAATAATGTATCACGCCATGATACATGGAGCCATGATCGTCTGCACACGTGGAAAGCTCGCCGCAGGCGCGGTTCAGGACCGCTTCGGCAAGGGCTTCCCGGCTGATCTGATCACGCGAACCCGGGCCATGCTCTCGGCATTGGACGCCGCGGTCGGACTCGAGGATTTGCGGTTTCCGCCGGGCAACCATCTCGAAGCCCTGAGCGGTGACCGCGCCGGACAACATTCGGTGCGCATCAACGGACAATGGCGCATCTGTTTCATCTGGACCGATCAGGGGCCTGCCGAGGTCGAGATCGTGGACTATCACCAGGAGTGGACCCCATGAGCCTCATGACCAACCCATCCCATCCAGGCGAAGTCCTGGCCGAGCTCTATCTTGTGCCGCTCGACATGAGCGCGATTACACTGGCTGCGCATCTCAACGTGCCCCGCACCCGCATCGAGCGCCTGGTCAAAGGTGAGACCGCGATCACGGTCGATACCGCCATGCGGCTGGCACGGTTCTTCTCGACGACGCCGGAATACTGGATGAACCTCCAGCGCGCCTGGGACCTTGCCCGGGCCCGCGAAACTATCGACGTGTCAGGAATCAAGCCCCTCGAGGCCGCCTGAGCCACTCTGCTCGTTCACCTTGCGCACCATCACCGCCTCGATCGCCGGCAACAGCTCCGCAATGATGCGAGGCGAAAGCCCAAGCGCGATGCCCAGGTGCAAAGCTGCGCTCATGTCCCAGCCGGTGACAGCCCCGCCTTGCCCGCTCGCCACCACCCGCACCTGGCCCCCGAGCCGCTGCACCAGATCCCAGACCTGCCAGCCCTCGAGCGTGTGGGGCGCATTGAGGATACCCGGACAATCCGGGCACGCGCCCTTGCAGGCCGCGCAATAGTCACCGCCCCCGCCGAACTCCCAGTCGGCGAGAGCGGTCAGGCGTTTTTTTCCGCATCCACCAGCATAGCGCCGGCGACCACCTTCTCCTGGAAGGCCTCAAACATGGGCCAGATATCCAAAAGCGCAGCGATGCCCTCGGGTGTCGGCTTGATCGGCGCGCCAGCCTCATCGCCCACGCCCTCCCAGTCCGTCACCACGAGGCGCGCCACCGCCTTTGCCACGATGACAGCCACCGTCTCATCGCGCCCGGGATCCGCGGCCCCCTCGAGATCCGCCGCCGTGCCCGCTGCGGCAATCACCGCAGGATCACTGCGCGCGGCCAGCATCACCGCCGTCGAGAGCGGCTCCACAAAAAGCCGCACACCGTGGCCAAGATCGACCCAAACGGCTTCACTATTGTCCAGATTGAGACGCAGCATCAGTAAACCTCCACGTCATTGACCAGAGTGACCGTCGCCATGCGGCCCGCCGTGTAGTCCTTCGCCGCCTGCCAGTCAAACGTGGCCTGGATCCCCTGCGGCCCCGAGATCTCCACGCGCGGCACCGGCAGATAGACCGCGTGCGCCGTAACCGTCAGGCTTTCGCCCGAGGCCAGAGCATAGGAGAACCCCAGCTCGCAGGGCTCACCGTTGAGCGCCTGACTCACCAGCGTCTGATCCGAGAAGCGCACGCCGACACTTCCGGTCAGCGCCGCGATCGACGGATCGGCCCCCGCAATCTTGCCATCCGCCCGGATGGTCTCGATGCGATCAAGGTTGTTGGCATAATTGACATCGGCCGACACGATATCCCCGATCAGGGTGCCGTTGCGCGTCACGGATCCGTTGAAGTGACCGAACCGCACCAGCGACACCTCCGCGGGAGAGCCAGCCTGCGTGGATGGCGCTATCTCCTCGCCCTGCGCCACGATGCGCGCCGTGGCCGTCAAGAGCCCGGACCGCGCCATCTGCCAGCTCAGGGAATCCACCATGCAGCCCGCATACATCGCATAGCGCGGCACCTCGGGCATGCCGGTCTCGATCGAAAAGCTCGGCAGCGACCAATTGCCGGAGTGGAACGCGTGGGTGTAGGGCGCCTCCAGCCCCGTGGTTGTAGGCGCGCCAAAGGCCGCCTTCAGCCAGACCCCGAACGCCCGGGCATCGATCGGAATGACCACATCGCCATCCGCCGTCACCGCGTCCTTTATGGGCGCCAGAGGATCCCGGCCATAGCCCAGAAGCTCCGATGTTTGCAGCGGCTGCTCCGCGCCCAGCGTCGTGCTGGCAAACGGCATCCGCGTGAAGCCGCTCGCAGGTGGGGTTCCATAGGTCGTCTCGAAGCCAAGCGCCATCTGCGCCCGCGCGCCTTGCGCTCGTGCCATCGTGGTTTCTCCTGTATAGTCGTGCAGTTATAGTCGTGCCGTCGATCAGGCGGCAGGAAACGAAGAAGGGACAGTACTGAATGACGGATGAACCGCGCGCCCAGTCCGGGTCTGGCGGCCGCTCGCACCTCGGTGCCGGCTCGCGTATTACCGGCGAGCTCTATTTTCCGGGCACGGTCGAACTACCTGGCTACGTGAACGGCAACGTCGAAGCTGCCGGGATCATTATCGAGGAGGCCGGCGAGGTCGAAGGCGAACTTCGCGCCTCAAGCATTACGGTCAAGGGGCGTTTCAAGGGCCAGATCAATGGCGGCGCGGTGCAATTGCACGCCAGCGCCCGCGTGGCCGGTGACATCTCCTATGACAGCCTGAGCATCGAGAGCGGCGCGCAGGTGGAGGGGGCCTGCATCCCCCGCGCAAAATCAACGGGCCCAGCCCCGGATGATCAGGAAAGCGGATCGGCCGTGGAATAATGCAGAACCACCGGAATGATGGCAGCCTTGAGGGATGCTCCGCCCTCGACGGGCAGGTCGACCGGTTCGGGCGCCTCGGGCTCGACCCAGTCGCAGAGGCCGCCCAGCGTGCGGTCGGCTGCGATCACGGCGCCGATTTGCGCTGTCAGTGCGTCAAAGAGGCTGTCCCGCTCGGTGCCTGATTGTACGATCACCTCCAGTTCAGCGCGGTGCTGGTAATGATAAGCAAGTGGCGAGAGTGTCACGCCGGGCTCGCCCGGGCTGCCGTCGCGCAGGATCATCAGCCCCTCGGCCGGCACGCGCTCGGGCAGGACCTCACCGCGCAGGGCCGTGGCGGGCAGCGCCGAGAGCCGCGTGTGCAGCGCGGCGAGGATGGTTTCGCGGGGGGTGGGCATTGGCTATTCCTGACTTGAGTGCCGATAGGAACTCGAACTGAGACATAAACATTAGGGCCGTAAACGGCGGCCGGTCGCAGGTCCATCGATTGGATTGGTCAGCGATACGCCAAGCCCGATAAAAAATATCAGATGACCACAAGGAGCCCAGAGTGCGTTATGTTGCAAACCGCGCCGTCGGCAGCGTCAAGCGGAACGCGGACCTTTGCTGCGCGGACAAATGAACCCACGCAAGCAAGCCTCAAGACCGGACATTCACGGCATACGGTTCCGGACCAAAAGACATCGGTGACAGCTCGAAGTTCAGAACGGCGGATTGCAAGTCAGGCCACAAACAGATTTGGCTCACTCCGTATTACGCCTGCTGACATCTCTCATTGCAAACAACAGGTAGCTCGACACGATTGCCGCCATGAAACACCAGACCGAGGTGAATGCATAGTGAGCGAACGCGAAGCCTGCGATGACGGAAAGAGTGATTATCACGCCGAAAATCTTGATATGTTTTTCAGACGACAAGAGCAAAGGCAGGCAAACGATGCCGGCGTAGACGACCCGAATGAGACCGTATGGCACGATGCCCTCCCAGATCAGTCGTGAGTTGTAGTCAATAGAGTAATTCACGATCCTAAGCGGCACCCAATCTGGATTGAAAACCAACGGTACGAAAAGAGACAGCCCCAACAAGAGCCCCAAGGCACTCAGAGCCAAGAAAACCATTCTTCGTTTTCTGCGCGGTTCAATGAGAAACGTCGCGAACGGCACCAGGAATGGCCAAACGAGATAGGCAAAAAACAAGAAACCCAAGGCAAGAAGATGTGATTGCGCAGGGTCCGGCTGCGCGATTTTTATCCAAAGCCCCCCTTCCAAGGCTTGCTGAATACCAAAAAAGAGAGGGAAGACTGAGAACCCCAGATATCGCCGGTCTGTCTTCAAGGCAGTCCTGATTGTATATGCCGCCACTGGTAGTAGTACAGCTGCTGTCGTGAAGCTGGCGGTGGCGGAAAAGCACATGCTCGGTGTCCTCACGTCGCTAATTTTTCGGCAGTCCGGTAAATCTCGCTGTCAAGTCATACCACACGGACAGGCCATCGCATTGAGGCATATCAAACCTTTCGATTGGCTTCCCTTTGGCTTTGGGCGTGATACACGAACGGCTGCAATGCGAAAGTGGTGCAGCGGCGCAGATTGGCCATCTTGAATGTCTCGCTTGGGTCGGAAGCAGATCTTTCGCATGTCGCATTAGACGGCAACTTTGTCCGCCCAGCTGTCACCCAAATCGCCCGTCCGCCCACTTCGCCACAATCAACCCTGGCACTTTGTCACCCGCTCTTGCGGCATCGCGCGCCAGATCCAGCCGTTTGCGCAGCTTGACCTGCGGGACCAGCAGGAAGATCGGCACGGTGGCGCGCCCGCGGCCTGTCTTCGAGCGCGAGGCCACACCGAATCCCCGATTGTTGAGGCGCCCGTCTGCCACGAGCAGGCTTGGTCCGCTGCGGCGGTAAACGAACCGCAGACGCAGACCGCGGCGGCGTTCCCATTCACCCGGCGTGATCTTCCCGCCACGCAGGCCGCGCCCGGCGGCCTCGGTCGGGATCGCGAGCCAGAACCCGACCTTCGAGCGGATCAGCGGGCCGGTGTCATGGGCGTTGATGATCTCCGGGGCGTTCGACCAGACTAAAGACGCAGCATTGAGGCTGGACTTGCCCTTCGGGTATTGCGCCGAGCGGATCGTGCGCGCGAGCCGGGTGCCGAGCCCGGCGCCGGTGATCTGGGCGCGCCAGGCGCTCTTGAGGTCCTGGCCGGCACTGCGCGTGGCAGTGCTGACAGCCTTTTCGCCGGCCTTGATCTCGGCGGCCATCATGGCGGCCAGGTCCGGGCTGATATCGAGACCAAGCTTCATGCCGGAGCAGCCTCTACGGTCCAGATAAGGCGCTCCCGGTCCCGGACCGGCTCGCCCTGGATCAGGAAAGTTTCATCGCCAACCAGGATCTGCTCCTGCGGCCGGGGCGCGGGCAACTCACTCATGCGGACGTCAAACCGAAAGGTCTCTGACCACAGCCGGGCATCACCAAAGCCGGTGACGCTGTCACTGCGGCGCGGGACGATCTGCAAGCGTGTGAACTGCCCGTCGCTGTCCCGGTGCCAGGCCTCGATGGCAATGTTCGGATCTGTAAAGAGCAGGTCCACCGCTGCGGCGAAGGCATTCATCGCAGGCTCCCTCAGTTCGAGCTGTGTAGGCGGATCGCCAGGCGCGGGCGTTTGTTGACCGGCAGGATCGAGCTTTCCGTCATCAGGTCGATCCAGCGTCCCTTGGCGTCGATCATCTGGCGGGCATAAAGCGGCAACCCGACGGTGTTGGCGGTCTCCAGCAGGTTCGCAGGACCGCCATAAGTGGTGAAGGTATCAAACGTGCCCAGCGGAAAGGCGATGCCCTCGCCCGCGGGGATCAGGCGCTCCGAGGTGCCGCCCGAAAGCGTGACCGAGCCGTTGTATTCCTCGAACAGGATGCCGGCGAAGGGGAATGCGCGGCGCATGTCCTGGCGCAGGGGCTGGCCGCCGGTGGCCGAGAAGAACTTGTAGGCGTCCTCCGTCTTGGGATGGCCGATCAGCTTGTCGAAGAACTCGGAGCTGACCAGCGCATGGGCGGTGGTCATGGTCTCGCCCAGCAAATTGTCCTCGATCCCGCGCAGGGTGGTGCGCACCTTGGCCTGGATATTGGTGCCGGCCGTGCCGAACAGGAAGTCAACGGAGATCTGCGCAAGCCCGAACTCGGTGAAGTAGTCGTAGAGCGTGGTGCCCGCGCCGTCCTTCACGATGCCCCGCAGGGCGTTCATCTCCATGTACTCGCGGGTCTGGGCGTGCTTGCGGCGCATCAGCGTGAGCTTGCGGTTCATCACCTCGACCAGCGGATCGGCCGCGTCCGAGACGCCCAGCGCCGGCATGCCCTGGATATCGGCGGGCAGGATGACGTCATCATGCGGGATCCAGGGCAGCGCGAAGCTGCGCATCGAGCGCTGTTCGCGGTTCCCGACCGTGGCCGGGGCGCCGAGCGGGACTGAGGGCAGCAGGCTGAGCACCCCCTCGCGCTGCTCGATCACGATGGAGCGTTGGGTGACGCCTTCAAAGCGGAACAGGCCGATCTGGCCCAGGCGGGTGTAGAGATCGGGCAGGATGTTGATGGCCTGCGTCATCTCGGCGAGCGAATAGCCGCCCGCGTCGAACGGGTTGCGGGTGAGGGTCATGGGGGGCTCCGGGAATGGGGTGAGAGAGGAGATGAAAGAAGAAGGGCGCGCGCGATATGATCGAGGCGCAGCCCGCTCAGGCGGTGTCGCGGACGGCGATGCCCAGCGCGGTCAGCTGGCCGTGCTTGGTGGCGGTCTTGGCGGCATCATCGACGCTGGCGTCAAAGAGGAGCGCGGCGCGCGAGACGATGGCCGGGCCGCGGGCAAGCACCACGCCGGCGGCATCCGCGCCGCTTGCATCGACCGCGTAGAGCAGCACCGCGGCCGCGGTCTGCGCGCCATCGGTGCCGCCGGAGGTGGCGAGCTTGTACTTGCCGCTGGCGGAGATGCGGCCCAGCACGGCGCCAACCGGATAGGCCGTGCCTGCCAGCAGCGTGACGGTCTCGCGGGTGTAGTTGGGGTTGACCTCGTATTTGAGAAGATCGCCCATGCCGGGCGGTTGGGTCAGGACGGACATCTCGGGGCTCCATGGATCGGGGACAAAAGACATCCCCCGCCGACGCGCGTCGACAGGGGATCAATCAGGCAGAGGGGTGGATGGGGATCTGCGGCGCGCGCCTGGTCAGACTTTGGACGTGGGCGCCGCGGCGCGCTTGGCCGCCGCCACAATCGGGCTTTCCTGCGCCTGCGGCAGCGCGGGCGACGGCGGGGCGGCCACGATATCGCGCGCATCGGCGGCGGCACTGGCGCGCTCCAGCACGAGACAGCGCAGGGCCTCGGGCGAGGTGCCCTCGCGCAGGGCCCTGGCGGCGTCGATGGCGATGCCGAGGCGGCCCGCCTGCGCCGCAATCTCGGTGATCTCCGCCGCTTCCTGACGCAGCCGCGCTGAGATCTCGGCCAGATTGCCGGGCGGCGTCGCGGCGGGCGCGGGGGCGACAGATGCGTTGGGGGCCACGGGCGTGGCGGGTGTTGCCGCGGGGCCCTCCACGGGTGTCGGCGTATCATCCTGCGCGGCGTTGACCGGGCTATCGGTCGGGTCATTCGAAGCGGCATCCCCTGGCGCCTGTGCATCTGCGATGACCTCAGCCGTGGTGTCATCAGTGTCTGTTTCTTGGGCCATGGCGATCTCCTTGCGAGTGATGGTTTGGGTATCAGGTCGGGCTGGCAATGCCGCCCGTGTGGTTGGGCGCGATTGAGTATGCGGGCCCGCGACATGCGCGCGAAAGCTGGCGAAGCCGGCCGCCAGATCGGTGACCGCGTCGGCCAGACCCGCCGCGACAGCATCGGCGCCGCGATAGGTGGCGGCTTCGGTGGCCAGCGCGGCTTCCTGGCTGAGCCGCCCGGCGCGTCCGGCTGCCACTGTTTCGGCGAACAAAAACCGCAGCACGTTGATCTCGCGCTGGATGTCGCCGCGCACGGTGTCTGCCAGGGGCGCGTATGGGTTTCCGTCCACCTTGTGCTGACCGGAATGGATAAGGGTGACCTGCACCCCGTCCTGATCGAGCTTGCCGCTCAGGTCCGCATGCATCACCACGACGCCGATGCTGCCCAGTGCGCCGGTGCGCGGCAGCAGGATGCGGCTTGCTTGCGAGGCCAGCGCATAGCCCGCCGAGAAGGCGTGCTCAGCCACGAAGGCCCAGACCGGTTTGTCGCGACGCAGGGCCCGGATGCGATCGGCCAGGTCGAACACGCCCGCCACCTCGCCGCCGAAGCTGTCGATCTCCAGCGCCACGCCGCGCACCGACGGGTCGCTGGCCGCCGCCTCGATCTGCGCGGCAATCCCCTCGTAGCTGGTCTGACCCGACGACTGCCCGATCCAGCCGCCGCGATGGATGAGCACCCCGGAGATCTCGATCACGGCGATGCCGTCCACCAGCGCGTAAGGCACGTCGCCATGTTGGCGATAGCTGTCGGCAAGCCCGCCCGCAAGGAGGCTGGCACGCGCGGGGAGAGCAGCGGTGCCGGGGAAGTCGATCGCCCCGTCATGGCCGGCTAGCTCGATCTGCCGCCCGAGAACCCGTGGCCCCAGGCCAGACAGGAACGCCATGGCCTTGGAGGGCTCGACCAGCAGCGGCGTGTTGAAGGCGCGCGCGGCAATGCGGGCGTGAAGCATCAGGGCTGGTCCTTCGCTTGATTTTGCATTTCATATTGATAAGTGGTAAGGAGAAGGCGAGTTATGTAAGGAATACGCCGATGCAGGAATCGACAGTTACGGTCAAAGGCCAGACCACATTGCCCCGGGACGTCCG